ATCCTGATGTAATTAACTTTTTTTCATATGCTGCTGATAACTTAACAAGAACATTAACACAAACAGGTGTAACATATCAAACAACTTCAAGAATACGTAAAACATTTTATAATGGAACATTGGTTGATACAAATCCTGGGTTTATAGGTAATTTACCAATTGGTTATAATTTTTTAGATGCTAGCTCTTCTTATACGGGAACAACAATCGTAGCTGGAGATACTGTTAGGTTTGAATGGGCTGATGTTATGGGAATAGCACCAACTCCTACACCTACTCCAACACCTTTACCAACTAGTACACCGACACCTACTCCTACACCAACTAGTACACCAACTAGTACGCCAACACCTTTACCACCAACTAGTACGCCTACTCCTATACCAACTAGTACTCCTACGCCTACTCCAACATCAACACCAACACCGACACCTACACCATTACCTGCAACGGTGGCATTTAGAAGTAAAATGATTGGTGGTACTGGGATAGGTAAACGACACGCAAATAGAACAGTTAATTTTAATATAGTAGGAAGTGGAGATCAAACATTTACATTTTCCGATTTTACAACAACTTCAGGTAATATTACATCAACTAGTACATCTCAAGATAATTTTATTCTTGGTTCATCTGTAATAATAACAATGGAAAGGGATTTATGTAAAACAACATTAGGTACTTTAACAAGAGATACAACATACGCAAAGGTATTTATAAATGGTATACAAGTTGGTTCTACTTGTTCAACTGGAACAAACACAACCGTTAATACTTGTCCGACATCAATAAATAATCAATATGATACTTGTTTAGGTACATTTACAATAAACACTGGTGATAATGTAGTAGTTGAAATTGAAGATCAATTTGTACAAGCTTAATAAATAAAAATATGAGTAGAAAATATATAATAGAACAGATAGTTGAGAATTTTGTCTATCCAAATAATGACCAACCAGAATATGGTATGGAGATTGTTCACGACATTAATAACAATAGTGTCTCAGGTACTGTAGTTAGTTTTTCAGCTACAACAGTTTCAAGTTCAGGTATTACATTCACAATGAGTTATACTTGGAATAAAAACGGTGCAGAACCATTTATAAGAAATTCAAACTTATTAAGTTTATGTTCTGTACATATGGTAGTACCACAAGCTTTAAGTTTTAAACCGTGGATTGTAATTCAAACACAATCAACTAGTACAACAGGTTCTACAGTGTTTAATGGTTCAACGACATTTAGTGTAGTACCTGCACAATTTGATGTAGCCGCATTTGAAAATGGAACATATTATTTTGAGGTTAGATTTATTGGTCATAGAGCAATATATCCAGTTTGTCTTTCATTATATATAACAACTGGATATGTACCACCAGGACCATCAATAACACCTACACCAACACCTACCGTGACACCAACTCCAACACCTACACCTACACCAAGTTAAAATAAAAAAATATATACATATATAAATTATGGCTAAAGAAATTGCGTTAAAAATTAAAGTTGATGGGCAAGAAATAGCTGTCAGCAATAAACAAATTGATTTACTTAAGAACAATATCATTATTCTTAGAAAAGAACTTGATAACTTAGGTGAAAGAACCGAACAAAATGGTGAACAATTTGACAAACTTAAGGGTGACTTAGAATCTTTAGAGAATGCCTTTGGACAAACAAAGACTGAAGCTAAGGAAACAGGTGACGCCATACAAAAGGAAGGTGATCAAACACAAGCGGCTGATGGTAAGACAAAATCATATACGGCACAGATTAAGGCATTAAAAACCGAGTTAATTGGTTTAGGTGATAGAACTGCCGAAAACGCGATACAATACGATAGATTAACCTCTCAAATCCAAGAGTTATCCGATAAGCAAGAAGATTTACAGTTTGGTACTAGAAAGTTAGATGATTCGTTATCAGCAATCCCTGGTCCAATTGGTAGAGCTGCTCAATCATTTAAAATGTTAGATGATGGTGTTAAGAATGCAAAGTCAGCTATGGCTACTCTTGCAAGACAATTTCCATTATTAGATAGTGCAATTGCTAAGACGGGTATTGGAGCGTTAATTATTTTATTTGGTTTATTGGTTGGAGCTGTTATTAGAGCCTTTCAAACATTTAAACCATTACAAGATGCTGTAGGTAATATGGGTACCTTGTTTAAGGTATTAGGGGAGGTTATACAACCCTTAATTGATTTAATTGGTAAAGGACTTACAGTTGTACTAGAAGGTCTCGCCAGAGGTCTTGCATTCGTTACTGGGAGCCTTGATGAGTATAACAAAGCAATAGCTGATAAGAAAGCAACCGAAGCATTCGCTGCTAACGTTAAAAAACAAGCTGACTTTATTGATGCTAACGCTGATAAGTATGATGAATTCACTCAACGTAAGTTAAAGGCTAACCAAGCGTATAACGAAAAGAAGGTTGAATTGGATGCTGATGAGACAAAATCAGAAAAGGAAAAACAAGCATTACTTCAACAATATAGAGATAAGGCGGATAGAGAGATTAATAAATCTACCGCAGATAGACAAAAGAAAGCAGAAGACGATAGAAAGGCTGCAGCTGACAAAGCTAAACAAGCGGCAGACGCAGCTGCTCAGATTGAGACTGACTACCTAAATAAACTTAGAGGTATTCAGAATGATAGTGCAATCTTAAGACTACAAGATGAAGCTGAGAAAGGTAGACTTAAATTAAAACAAGATTTAGATAATCAAAATAGAGAAATTGAGCAACTTAAGATTGGTGAGAAGAAGAAACAAATTCTACGTCAAGAGACATTAACCAATTATGAATTAAAGTTAAAAGAATTTAACGATAACATTCTAAAAGAACAAAAGAAAGCGGATGACGATTTAGCTAAACAAACAAGAGATTTCAATATTGCATCAATTGCTGATGAGAAAATGAGACTTGAAGCTGAAGCTATGGCCAGAAGAGACGATGCGTTGAAAGCTATTGATGAGGTTAAAGCTTCAGAAGAAGCCAAGGCCGCAGCTAAACTTGCAATCAATAACAAGTATGCCGCTGACGTTGCTAAGATAGATGATGATATAGCCAAGAAGAACAGAGATACTGTATACAGACAAATTGAATTTGAACGTCAATCAAGACAATTAGGTTTAGAAAACAGATTAAAAGAAATTGACATAAGTACTCAAAATGAACTTGCTAAGATTCAAGCAAGAAGTTTAGTATTTCAAGAACAAGCTAAGATTGACCAGGAAGCTGAGATTACCAACCTTAAGAAATTACTTGATACTAAAGAAATCAGTGAGACTGAATATAGAATGAGAGTTGCTGAAGTTGACAAGGCTTATAACCTTGCAATACGTGAGAACAGTTTACAAACAGAATTTGAGTTACGTGACGCTAGAATGGTTAACATTAACTTGTTAAATCAATTAGGTGCAGTTATTGGAACTGTGGCTCAAGCAATGGGTGAAGAGAGTAGTGCAGGTAGAGCATTGATTAAAGTTCAACAAGCTTTAGCACTTGCAACCACAACCTTAGCAATTGCTGAAGCGTTTAGAGGATTAGGTAAAGATATCGCTAAAGGTTTCCCTACCAACGTTATTGCGGTTATATCTACATTAGCATTGATAGCTACAGCGTTTGCACAGTTCAAAGCCCTAACAAAAGGACCAACAGCTTCGGCAACTTCAGGTGGTGACTCAGGAACATCATCTGCGGCACCATCACCGAATTTAGGTAGAAACTATCAGAATGGTGGTATGATTGGTGGTAAGAGACACGCACAGGGTGGAACAATGATTGAAGCTGAATCAGGTGAAGCTATAATGACAAGAGGTGCAGTTACAATGTTTGCACCAATGTTATCAGCAATGAACCAAATGGGTGGTGGTACATCATTCAATAGAACGGCTCTAACAACATCATACGATAACCCAACAATAAATAGACCTGCACAATCTCAGGAAGCCGTTATTATGAAAACATATGTGGTTTCAAATGAACTTACAACTGAGGCAGAAAAACAAGCAAGATTAAAAGACTTATCAACATTATAAGTGGATAATCTCTAACAAAAAATTTATATTTAATAATATGACTAAGAAAGAAAAAACATACGAATTAAGAATTGAGGAAGATGATGATATATCAGGAATAGACTCAATATCTTTAGTATCAGAACCAGCAATTGAGGTTAATTGGTTAGCATTCAAAAAGGAAAAGGAACACGAATTCCACATCCCAGACGGTGAAGACCACAAATATCTTGAGAAATTAGAATCAATTGCTCAAAATGAACAAGATTTATTTGACGATGGATTCCAAATTAAAAGTATTCAAGTATTGGGTAAGGATGAATTTATTTCAACTGAACCAAATGCTCCATCATTTGAAGATAGACAGGATTATAAAGTAAGATACAAATATATTCTAAAACCTAGTATATCACAAAATCCAATTATTAACACTACTAGAGATTTCTGTAAGACATTAATCAATAGAAATTACGTATGGAGAGTTGAGGATATGGAAATTACTCAGAATGACTTTGGTGATTCTGCTATGGTTTGGAGAGGTGGTTACAATTGCCGTCACGTATGGGCTCGTATTGAATATACAAAAGATGCAACCATTATCAATAAGGCGTCAGTTAACAAAGGTAAAGTTGAAATCGGTGGATTCCCTACTGATATGGTACCTGATACAAGAGTATTGGGTTACACTCAACCTTCAACCGTTACTAGTGCAACCGCAGCAAACCCATCACCATCTACAATTAGAAACTTGGGATTATCAAAAGAAAAGATGGAAATTGTTCCACCAAATGTAAACGTATATGGATACCATACAAGGTTTTTCCAAATATGTCCAGGAGCACAAGCAACCTTTGAACATCTTATATCTATGGATAATGATGAGGATACCAAAGGAATGATTAGAAGTGCCGCACAAGTTGCTGATAATGTATTCAGAATTGAAGATGAGGTAATTAAAGCGGAGAGTGCAACACAACATCAATACGATGAAGCTGTAATATTAGTTGATGATTTTAAAGATATTATTTCTGAAATAGATAAGATTAGTGGAATGGTTCACGATGTGTCTTATATGGATGGTCATATTGATAAGATTAAAGAATACCTAAAAGAAGATATGGGTTATGACAATGTTCTTCCACCATTTGTTGATGAGGGTATTAGAAAGATTAAATGTGAAAAATGTGGACATAGTTGGGATTTAGAAGATGGTGGTGATAAACCATATATGTGTAACAAATGTGGATATGATAATAAAATAGAATTTGAATCATATTCTGACTACCCTGATAGTGTTAAGAATAACGCTAAGGCGGTCCTTAAATACGTTGAGGAGAATGGTTGGGGTGATTGTGGTACAGACGTTGGAAAACAACGTGCTAATCAACTTGCTAACGGTGAACCTATATCGGAGGACACAATCAAACGTATGTACAGTTATCTATCAAGACACGAAGTAGATTTACAAAGTTCAAAAGGATATGGTGACGGATGTGGTAAATTGATGTACGATAGTTGGGGTGGTAAATCAGCTCTAAGTTGGGCTGAAAGTAAAATCAACGCTATCGAAAGAGAGAAGATGTCAAAACAGAAGTTTGCTGCTGATGATGATAAAAGAATTGTTATCGGTCCTGCAATGATTCCTGACCAAAAGATATTCCGTAAAGACAGTAAAGGTAATCCATACAACGTATTCTTTACTAGTGAAACCATCAAGATGATTGCTGAGAAGTATATGAGAAACAAGTACATCGATAACAACGATACTGAACATAACGGTAAAGCTGCGTCAGATGTATATGTTATTGAGTCTTGGATTAAGGAAGATATGGAAGATAAATCTAATAAGTATGGATTTAATGAACTTCCAATTGGAACTTGGTTTGTATCAATGAAAGTAAAGAATGACGAGGTTTGGAATAAAATAAAGAACAAAGAACTCAATGGGTTTTCTGTATCAGGTTACTTTGAAGAGGTGGCACAATTCTGTAGAGAAGAGATGTTCCTTAAAGAAGTTGCTGAGATACTAAAGAAATTTTGAGAATATATATAGAATTTTATATTTAACAATATAGATTATAAACAAATAAACAAAAATAAACAAAGTAGATTATGTCAAATCCAAAAACGGCTATCCAAGAAATTAAGAGTCTTATGGTAAAATTCGGTTTTATCAAGTCAGAAAGTTTTCTTGATGCTAAATTAGTTGATGGGACTGCTATCAAAATTGAAGGTGATTCTCTTATTGAGGGTGCTAAAGTTGTTGTTGTTACTGCAGATGGAGAAGTTCCAGCACCAGATGGTGTCCACGAGGTTGAAGGTGGTATGAAAGTACAAACAACTGACGGTATTATCGTTAAGATAGAAAAATCAGATATGGGAGATATGTATCCAATGGCTGACCACGATATGGAAGAAGAATCAGTTGAGGTAGAAGTACCCGCTGAAGTAGCTCCAATTGCTGAACCAGTCGTAGCAGCTATCGTTGAAGCAATTATTCCTGTGTTAGAAGAAATTAAATCTTTAGCAGAAGGAATGAAAAAAATGAAAGAGAAAATGGAATCTGTTCAATCAGATTTTGAAGCTTTCAAAAAACAACCAGCGGGAAAGAAAATTTCTGACGGTAAGGTTGATTTCAATAAAGAAGTAAATTCAGATGATGCAAGAATTGCAGCAATAATGAATTTAAGAAAAAATAACAAATAAAAAAACAAAAATTAAATATTAAATGAAAAATTATTCAAAAGAAGATTTTAGTTACGTAGTAAGTTCTATCACTGGTTTTACTGATCAAACATCAACTGAGTTGATGATGAAAGCATTAGTAGGTGGTACAACAGCTAAAGTAGCAAATGTAAAGCTAGGTATCAAAGGTACTCAGCAAATTCAAATTATGGACAACAGTCCAGCGTTTCAAGCAGGAGCTTGTGGATGGTCTCCATCAGGTACAACAACTTTCTCTCAAATCTCATTAACGGTTTGTCCAGAGAGAGTAAATGAGGCATTATGTCCAGATCAATTGTATTCAACTTATCAGTCATTACTTTTAACAAAAGGTCAAACTGAAGAAAGTGTACCATTCGAATTGGAAATTGCTGATTTATATGTAAAGAAAATTCAACAAAGAATTGAACAAAAATTATGGCAAGCAACCACAGCAGGTGGTGACTGTTTCCAAGGTTTCAAAGCTTTAATCGTAACAGGAGCAACTAGTGTTGCTAACTCAACTGGTACTACATTCTCTTCAACTGTGGCTTATGGTACAGCAGGAAATCCTATCACTGAAGTAGATAAATTAATCTCTGTTTTAGATGACAACGCACAAGCTGTTGAAAATCTTGTATGTTTTATGTCATACGCTAACTATCGTTTATATGTTACTGCTTTAACTAAAGCTAACTTCTTCGTTAATTACATTGGTAACTCTACAGTAATTGGTGGTGAAGCAAACGCTTTCGCAGTACATCCAAACTCAACTGTAAAAGTTTATCCTACATTAGGTTTAAGCGGATCAGGTAAAGTAGTTATCGGACCAGCTGATTATTTCGTAGTAGGTTTTGATGCCTTAAGTCAAGATGAAAAAATTGATCTTTGGTGGTCTCGTGATAACGATGAAATTCGTATCAGAAGTAACTACAATTACGGTGCTGCTTTAGTTACATTCTCAGGAGTTAACTATTTCGCAACTAACAACATCGCATAGTTATTATAAAGATGTAAAAAACCAAAGGGGTGAAAGGCCCCTTATTTAAAAAATAAACAAAAAAATTAAATCTTAAAAATATGCCTTGTTTTATATCTAGTGGTGAAGCTCTTGGATGTTCAGATAGTATTGGTGGTATTAAAAAAGTCTACATAGTTGGTGGAAGTGCAACTGCAGAAGTAACCGGTTACACATATAATGCTGCCGGTGCAGTTACTGGAGCCACATCAACTTCTGGTACTACCTTATACGGTTTTGAATTAAAAAGAGGAGTTTCATCTCTTACTCAAACATTAAATAAGAGTTATGAGAACGGAACCGTTTTCTTTACTCAAGAATTAACTATTTCTCTTTACAAGTATGATACTGATAAAAGAGATAAGTTAAAAGTATTATCTCAAAATGATACTTTACAAATTGTTGCGATTGACCAAAATGATGTTCAATATTTAATTGGTCAAGTTAACTTTTCATTCTTATCAGCAGGTGATGCGACTTCAGGTCAAGCACTTGGTGACAAAAATGGTTTTAGCTTAACTTTCCAAGCGCAAGAAGCTGAACCAGCGAGAGTTATCACTGGTGCGTTGGCTACTGTATTTGCAGGAGCTACAATTTCAGGTTAATCTTACATCTTTCTTGGTGTAAATTATCTATATATTCTATCTAAAAGAGGGTGGGCTTCCACCCTTTTTTTTGTTGCTACCAATTCAAATCAAAATTATTTATATTTAACTATATACGGTATTAACTATGCTTATACTCCAAAAAGGAATACAGAATGAATTAGTGTTGAATATCAATAATAATTCAAGAACAGATTATACTGGTTATACATTAACCTTTACAAACGTTTTATCCCAAGAGATAAAAAGTTATACCATTAGTACATCTAATACACAAGTTTATGCGTCAAACGATAGATATTGTGAGATTATTTTAAATTTTCAAAATTCTGGTCAAGACTTAAATTACGAGGGACAATACCAATTACAAATATTTGGTAATGGAACTCAATTGGTTTATACAGGTATGGCAAGATTAGAAGGAACTACTGAAGATAATTCGTTTGTTGAATATATATCTGCTGACGAAGATAACTCCAACTTTATATATATACAAGATTAACTATGAGTGAAGAAAAACAAAAATATCAATTGGGTAGAATGAACTTTAGACAAGAACCATTCTTACCTATTTTCTCCGAATTATTTGATAGAAGACCTTGGGTCCTATACGGAGAGAACAATCAAATGCCACAATATCTAATCTCAAGATATAATAACTGTGCAATACACAAAGCGATAATCACTTCAAAACGTGAACAAATATGTGGTGATGGAATTGTTTCATTAAACAATCCAATGGCCACAGTAAACTTAATCAACCCAAAAGATAATGTAATGGATGTGTACAGAAAATGTGCACTAGACCTTTTACTATTTGGGGGTTATGCATTAAATGTGATTTGGTCTCGTGATAGAACTACTATTGCCGAAATGTACCACCTAGACTTCTCAAGAATTAGATGTGGTAAAATTAACCACGAAACAGATGAAATTGAAAAATATTACTACTCAGCTGATTGGACAAATATCAAAAAATTCCCCGTTGAAGAATATGATACATTCAATCAAGAAGATGGTGAACCATCTCAAGTTTTTTATTATAAACAGTACAGTCCAAATAACTCCTATTACCCTCACCCAGATTATTCTGGTGGTCTTGCTGCTATTGAAATTGATGTAAACATAAAAGAATTCCACTCCAATAACTTAAAGAACGGAATGTTACCATCCCTTTTCATATCTATGAACAATGGTATTCCAGGAGAAGAGGAGCAACGTATAATCACAAGAGCTTTAGAAGAACAATATACCTCAGTTAATAACGCAGGTAGACCAATTATCTCTTTCAACGAAAGTCCTGAATTGGCACCACAAATCACACAAATTCCTGCAGCATCTTCAGATGGTTATTACCAATCAATATATGATGACATATTACGTAGTATACTGTCCGCACACAGAGTTTCTAG